TAATAAATATTAATATGCCAACTAATACTCGTACATTCGCAGATTTAGATTTAAACTTTACAGCACACCCTGTAAATAAGGATGTAGCTATAAAATATGACGAGCAAGCGATTAAACAAAGTGTTCGAAACTTAATACTTACTAAAAATTTTGAAAGACCTTTTCATAGTGAAATCGGTTGTCAAGTAAGAGGAATGCTTTTTGAACCAGTCACTGAAATGGCTACAGCTGTAATTAAAAGAAGTATAGTTGATGTTATAAGAAATTACGAACCAAGAGTATTATTAGTTGATGTGTTTGTATTGGTTCGTCCAGACGAAAATTATGTAGATATTCGTATTGTATTTAAAATTATTAATACAGCTACACCAATAGAATTAACTTTAACACTCGAAAGAACACGATAATGGCTGAAACAAGTAGAAACATTAAAGTCACTGAATTAGATTTTGATGAAATAAAAAAGAATATAAAGACATATTTAAAAGCACAAAATGCATTTAGCGATTACAATTTTGAAGGATCTGGTCTTTCAATCTTGTTAGATGTACTTGCTTACAACACACATTATAATGCTTTGTATTATAATTTAAGTGTTAATGAAATGTTTTTAGATAGTGCTGTAAAACGTTCATCAGTTGTAAGTCTTGCTAAATCATTAGGATATACTCCATCATCAAGTATTGCTTCAAAAGCACTTATTGATCTTGTTATATCGAACGTATCAGGAAATCCAACAACTCTTACTATACCAGCAGGAACTTCATTCAGTTCAAATTTTAGTGGAAGTAATTTTAATTTTTTAACTGATAGTACAACCACTGTTTCTCGTTCTATCACAAATACATATTCATTTTTAAATGTTCCTATAATTGAAGGAAGATTATTACAAAAAACATATTCAATGGTCACGAATGGATCTTATGTAATTCCAAATGCTAAAGTAGATACTTCAACAATTAAAATCAATGTTCAAGAGGTAGCAGGATCAGCAGCAAACACAGTATATAATCTTGCTGATAATTTCTCTACATTAACTCCAGTATCACGTGTTTATTTTTTAAAAGAAAATGATGATGGTAATTATGTTATTTCTTTTGGTGATGGTCTTTTAGGATTTGCTCCAGCAAATGGTGCAAATATTCTTATAGATTATTTTGTTTGCAATGAATCAGAACCAAATGGTACAGCTACTTTCACATACACAGGAAACGCATTTACAAATACAGCCAACGTATCAATTGTGACAAAAGCAATTGCAGCTGGTGGTTCTATACCTGAAACAATTGATAGTATTAAATTTAATGCTCCAAAAAGTTTTACAGCACAAAATAGAGCAGTGACTGCAGATGACTACAAAGTAATTATTCCAAAATTTTATAATAACGTTGATGCTATTTCAGTTTGGGGTGGTGAAGAAAATGATCCACCAATTTATGGAAAAGCATATATTTGTATTAAACCAAAAACAGGAGATACATTAACACAAAGCACTAAACAAATTATTATTAAAGATATTATAAAAGGAAAAAGTTTAGTAAGTATTATTCCAGAAATAGTTGATCCTGACATACTATACATATCAGTAAATTCAAATGTATATTACAATCCAAAATTAACAACTCGTAGTGCTGACACTATAAAAAGCATTGTGGTTGATACAATAAAAGCTTATAACACAGGCAACTTAAATAAATTTGATGCTGTATTTCGTGAGTCAGCATTATCTAGTTTAATTGACAAAAGTGAAAATAGCATTGTTTCAAACATTACTAAAATTCAATTAAAGTATCTTTTAACACCACAATTTAATACGAATACAAAATATACATTCTCATTAAATAATCCAATTTATAAACCAACTTCAACACAAAATGCTTCTATTTCTTTATCGTCATCAGGATTTACAATAGCAGGAAGTGTAGATACATATTACATTGAAGATAACGCAATCGGCGATTTAAGATTATTTTATCTTACTGCTGCAAATGTTAAAATTTATACACCATCATATATCGGTACAGTAAATTACACAACAGGTAAAATATCAATCGATAGCATCAATATATCACAAGGTGATATTAATGGTAAAATAACTTTTACAGTAGAGCCTGCTTCTTATGATGTAATATCTCTTAGAAATCAATTAGCATTTATAAGAGAACAGGATATAGAAGTAAATATTATATCTGATAAAATTGCTTCTGGCGAAAGTGTGTCAGGAAAAGATTTTATATTTACAAACAGTAGATAAAAAACTATGCCAGCTTCAGTAAAAGCAACAGCATCGATAGTCGTTAGTAAACAAGTCCCTGAATTTGTAAGGGATGATAATCAAAAGTTTATTGACTTTCTAAAAGCATATTACGAATTTCTTGAAAATTTTTACCCACAACAACATTTAGAAGACATAAGAGATATTGATAATACTGTCAATATGTTTGTTGACTATTTCTCAAAAGAAATATTACCTAGCATTCCAAAAGAAGTTCTTTCAGATAAAAGATATCTAGCAAAACATATTAAAGATTTATATCTATCAAAAGGAACAGAAGCTTCATATAAATTTCTTTTTCGTATATTGTTTAATGAAGATGCTGAATTATATTTTCCTAAAGTTGATATGCTTCGTGTATCAGATGGTAAATGGAGCGAAAGACAAATAATTCGTGTTCTTGCTACAACAGGAGATGCTCGTAATTTATTAGGACAATTAATTACACAAACTAGAATATTTCCAAATGGTGTAATAGAAAAAGCAACAGCCAGAGTTGAAAATGTTATTCTGTTTCGTTTTTTAAATTTAGATATTGCTGAAATAACAATTAGCAAAGATAGTTTGACTGGAGTATTTAAACAAACTAATGATATTGAAACATTCACAATAACAGGAAAGTCTAACATAACACCATTTGGTGATATTATTTGTACTGTTCTTCCAATTATAGAAAAATTTAATATTATTGAAGGTGGTGCATATAGTCAAATAGGTGATGTGATTCAATTCAGTTCTCCTACAGGTGTGCTTGCACGTTCAGAAGTTGGTGCAATTCTTCCAGGATCTGTGACTGAATTAATTGTTGCTAGTGGTGGTGTTGGATATCAATTAAATGATACAATAACATTTAATAATGCTGGAACAGGTGGTCCAGAATTATCTCCATCATTATCTGCATCAGGATTTATATCTGAGATTGATAGAGATTCTTTACTAAAAGAAGATGGTACAGGATTTATATTGAATGAAGATTTAGGAGAAATAGACATTGAATCTTCAAATACTGGAGCAATCAAAAAAGCAACAATACTCTCTCCTGGAGCTTTTTATAATAAACTACCTATTCTTTCTCTTCCAACTGGTGCAGGAAGAGCAAATGGAAAAATATTAGCTGGATCAAAGAGCATTGGTAAAATTACAAGTATTGTCACATCTGAAAGTGGATTTGATTATGTAAACCCACCTGATTTCTTTATACCTCTTTATATGGTAATTAAAACTGCAAGTGGTGCATTTTCTCTTGGTGAAACAATTACTAGTTTGCCTCAATCAATTCGTTTAGAAAGAAATACTGATGATAATTTAATCCTAGAAAATGGTGATAAATTTTTATCAGAGAAACAGCAAATAGCAACTGGTGTATTAGAAAAAATTGATAATGATACACATTTAATTAAATTAAAACAAGCTTCATCTTTTTCTGGTTTTTTAAAAGAAGATGAGAGTGGTTATATATTAGATGAAGATTCAGATATATTTGTAAGAGAGCAGTCTGGTATGTTTTCAAATAATATGAATATTAAAGGATTAACTTCTTTATCAACAGCTAAAATTTGTTCAATATCAAATCCTAATGTTCGTGTAAGAGTGAATGCATTAACTTCTCAAATTGGAGGGTTTAGTGGTTCTGATGGTCAATTATCAGAAAGTTCAAAACGAATTCAAGACTCTTTATATTATCAAGATTTCTCTTATGTCATTAAGGTAGGACAAAGTATTAATTTGTATCGTGATGCAGTTAAAAAACTACTTCACCCAATCGGGCTTGCATTATTTGGAGAAGTTAAAGTTAAAAATAACATTTCTACAAATGTTAAATTAAAGGTGCAAATATTAAACTATCAAATTCGTCAAATAATTGATATGAAAATGAAAGCAGTAGGTAATTATAGAACTGCTAATGAAATGTTTGCAACATTGAGCAAAGAACAAATAGTACTTAAAATTACGGATTTTATTGCTACAACTTTGAGACTAAATATATTAAATCCAGAATTTTTACCAACATTAACATTTCCAAAGCTTTCAACTGCAGAAACTTATCTTTTAGATTTAAGATCAGAAGTTATAGGATTTGAACAAGAAAAGACTCTTTCTATATTCTTAAAGAAAGATCAAATAGTCAAAAAACTAGATCGAAACCCAATAACTTTGCTTGAAATATCAACTCCTGCTTTCGATGGTAGTGCAAGAAGAGCTGGAACTAATTTAGTAGATTTAGAAAGATTTAAATTTACTCATAAACCAAGTGTTTCTGGTACCAAATTTGCAAACCTTACAGGAACACCTGCATTTACCACAGAGACATATGGTGTTATTAACACTTATCCAAATCCTAATTTTAATTATTGGGTTTTTGGAAACACACAAATTAAGGATTTTTCAAACATAACTTGTTTGGAAATACTAAATAATCCATATAAGAAAGTCAATTTTGCAATAGAATCAGAAATTGGTATCGTGAGACTTCCAGCATCAGCTTTAAGATTCTCTACAGACGATGTGAGATTTACGTTTGACGATACATTTACAATGGATGCGGACAGTGTAGAAATGGACGCTACAATTTATGGTTGGGATAATAATAACTTATTATTCGACCTATATACTTAAAACAAATAGGAAAGAATCATGGCAGCAATTATATCAAATAAATTCCGCATTCATAATGCGCAATCATTTTTAGAGGGATTCGATGAAGCATCCCCTACTTCAATTTATCTGGGTATCGGACGTCCACAATCTTGGGCTGACGACAATTTACCAGACACACCAAAAGACACAGTCGGCGACGAATTATATTACTGGGATGATATGATCGCATTAAAGCGAGTACAAGCATCAGATGTAATATTATCAATTCCAAGAAGAGACTGGACATCAGGAAAATATTATGACATTTATCGTCATGATTATAATGGTGTCACTGCTGGTGTAAATATTAACTCTGGTGGAGCAACAACTCCAGCAACGTTATTTGATGCAAACTTTTTCATAATCACAGATGAATATAACGTTTATAAAGTAATCAAAAATAGAAATTCACAAGGTGCACTTATAGCAAGTACAATTAAACCTACAGGAACTGGTACTTCTATATTTTCAACAGCTGATGGCTATTCGTGGAAATATATGTTTACAGTTTCTCCTGCTAACGTTTTGAAATTCGTTTCTACAGATTTCATTCCAGTTAAACAACTCATTACAAATCCTGGAGTCACAGATGCATACTACAGTCAATATCTTGTTGAGCAAGCTGCCGTCGACGGAAGAATTGACAACATAGTAATGACAAATGTTGGTTCAGGATATTCATCAGTTCCAACTGTGACAATCACAGGTGATGGTACAGGTGCTACAGCAACTGCTGTGCGTGATGCTGGTACAAATACTATTACATCAATCTCTATAACATCTGGTGGTTCAGGATACACTTATGCTACTGCGACATTCACAGGTGGTGGTGGTGCAAATGCTGCAGCAACAGTAATCATATCTCCAAAAGGTGGACATGGTATTGATGCTATAAAAGAACTTGGTGGATTTTATGTTATGATGAACGTTAGATTAGAATACAACGATGGGTCAGGCGACTTCCCAGTTGATAATGACTATCGAAGAATCACACTTATAAGAGATCCATTTAATTTTGGATCATCTACTGTAGCTACTCTTTCAACAAGAACAGCATCTAAAGCAATGGCATATTCTGCTCTTAATGGTGTACTTTTAGTTGATAGAATAATTAGAGGTGGAACTTCTAATGCTTATGGAAGAATTATAAGTATTGATACTGCTGGTACAACTATTCGATACATACAAGAAAGAACTGATAACATTGCTGGAGCAGCTTTTCAATCAGGAGAAACAATTACAATGTTTGCTGCTGATGGCGTCACACCAACAGCTGTGACATTCACTTCTGGTGCTTTAACAAATCCAGAAATACAAGCAGACAGTGGTGATGTTATATATGTAGAAAATAGAAGACCTATTAATCGTGCGATTGACCAAATCGAAGATATTAAGATTATAGTTGAAATGTAAGAATTTGTTTCTTACTAAATTTAAATAGAATAACATGAGTATTAATTTTAACGTCACTCCATATTTTGATGACTTCAATGAGTCGAAACAATTCCTTCGAGTATTGTTTCGTCCAGGATATGCAGTTCAAGCACGTGAATTAACCCAACTTCAAACAATCCTACAAAATCAAATTAAACGTTTTGGAGATCATTTCTTCAAAAATGGAGCAATGGTTGTTCCAGGAGAAGTTAATTTTGACTCAAAAGTTCACTTTGCAAAATTAGAAGATCTATTTGGAAACACTAATGTCACTTCTTATCTAACTCAATTCAGAGATAAAATAATTACAGGAGCAACATCAGGTGTCAAAGCTGTAGTTAATGATACATCTGAATGTAATTGTATGGTTCCAGGAGATAGTTCAGTTGCTACTCTTTATTATAAAGTCACAGATACAGCTGATGATGGAATTACAAAAAGATTTATTCCAGGAGAAACAATAACAGCTTTTGCAGCTGATAACACAACAGCAAAAAACTATCGATTAACTACAAATCAAGTAAGTGATATATCTGTAAAAATAAAAAGTTTTGGAGATAGTGGACAAGCAGCAACTACATATACAAATAATCCATCAAGCGATGTATTAGGGCTTGCAACAGTTGTTGAAGTTAAAGAAGGAATATATTACATTGATGGTTTCTTTGTAAAGAATCCTGAATTACATTTATATGTTGGTAGATTTATCAATAATGTCACTGCTCGTGTTGGATTTGAAGTCACAGAAAGTGTAGTCACACCAGAACAAGATGCTTCATTAAATGATAACGCACAAGGTTCAAATAACTATGCTGCTCCAGGAGCACATCGTTATAAAGTGTCAGTTGGATTAAAACGATTAGAATTAAATACTACAGATACAATTAAATTTATAGAATTATTACGTTTAAAAGATGGCAGATTATTACATAAAGTTGATAAAACATCTTATGCTGAATTAGAAAAAACTTTTGCTCGAAGAACATTTGATGAATCAGGTTCTTATGAAGTAAATAAATTTGTTCTTGCACCAAGAGAGCATTTAATTACTGGAACTAATAATGGAGTATATCCTGCAACACCTGCAATTCCAGTTTCTGGCACCAAATATGGTGATGCAAATAAAATAGCACTTGCAATAGATCCAGGAAAAGCTTACATTGATGGATATGAAGTAGAATCAATTTTAACTAAATTTTTAGATGTAGATAAAGCAAGACCTGTTGGTAATGTTGAAGGTGGACACATTTCTCGTCTTGACGATCAACCAATCGGAACAACTGTAGGAAATAATATAATTGTTTCAGCAGTGCAAGGTCTTCCTCCTGTAAATACTTTTGGATTAGTTTACCTATGGGCTGGTATTGACAATCATATAGGTGGTGTCACTATTGGGACAACTACAAATTTAAATAAAACAGGTTTACTCGGAACAGCAAGAATTCGTTCTTTCCAATTACATTCTTCAGATTATACTGGAACACCAAAATATAAACTTTCTTTCTTTGATTTAAAATTAGAATCAGGATATAACTTTGAGAGAGATGTCAAATGGATCTCTGATGTTGGAGCAACAAATCCAATTGGGTTTTATGCTGAAGTAGATCAAGTTATTGCACCAAAGTCTTTAATTGGTCAAGTATCAGGAACTTCAGGATCTGCTACTCTTACAGGTATTGGAACAAGATTTCAAGATGAATTTAAAATAGGAGATGCTGTAGTTTTAACAACATCAAATACATTTGTAGGATTTGTAGATGCAATAGCTTCACCAACTTCATTAACAATTGATAGAAATTTTGCTGCAACTTACACAGGTGTAGTTTATGCACGTGGTAATACTATAATTTACGATCCTGAATATTTACCACTCGTTTTTCAAACTGGAATAGAAAATACAAAAACATTAAGAGGATTAGATACAGCTACAGGTCAAGACACAATTCTTTCATCTACACAAACTGTGAGAAGAATGATTACTGCTACAACAACTGCAGGTGGTGATTGGATACATACTTTAACAGAATCTACTGAATTCTTTTTAACAGATGCTGATTTAAATAACTATACATTATTTGATAATGTTGCAAAAACAATTGTAGCATTAACAACAGCTACAATAGCATTTGATAATAACGCAAATAGAAAAACAGTCACTATTTCTGGTTTAACTGGTGCAAGAAGCTATACACTTTTAACAAGTATATTACAAACAGGAATAAGTGCTAGAGAAAAAATTAAAACAAAAACTAGTTATACACAAGATATAACAACAGCTTTAAATGTCACTGGTAAATCTATTCTTTTAGATCATGCTGATGTTTGTGAAATAGTTTCAGTGTTAATGACTCCAGGAAATTATTCAGCATTCAGTTCAGCTGGTGCTATTAATATTACAAGTAGATTTACATTAGATTCAGGTCAAAGACCTACACATTATCAAAAAGGTGCATTAGTATTAAAAGATGGTGTTGGTGTACCAACTGGAGCAATTAGAGTAAATTACAAATACTTTGCTTATAGTGGTACAGGAAATTATTTCAGTGCTGATAGCTATTCATCTCTCAATTATGAAGATATACCAGAATTCAAAGTGACCAATTCAGATGGTTCAACTGTCTCAATACCTCTTCATGATGTGATTGATTATCGTCCAGTTATTTCTGGATTAAATACATTTGCACCAAATATACCAAAAATTGGTACAGATTTTAATACAAGCATTGCTAATTATTTACCAAGATGGGATAAAATTGTTATAGACAGTATTGGTAATTTTACAGTAATTAAAGGTGTTCCTGGATTTGTTCCAAAACAACCTGAAGATCCAAAACAAGGTATGGTTCTAGGAACAGTATTTTTACCAGCATATACTAAGAAAGCAAGTGATGTTGCTATATTCAAACGTGATAATCGTAGATATACAATGCGTGATATAGGATTTTTAGAAAGAAGAATATCAAATTTAGAATATTATACAAGTTTAAGCTTATTAGAAAAAGAAACAGCAGCATTTAGTATTAAATCAGCAACATCAGGTTTAGATAGATTTAAAAATGGATTCTTAGTGGATCAATTCACAGGACATGGTGTAGGAAATGTTCAACATCCAGATTATCGTATAGCAGTAGATAATGCTACAAGAGAATTACGTCCTATGCACTTCACTGAAGCATTAGATATAATTGAAAACTTAGATTCAGGTCCACAAAGAGCAAGTAGATCGTATCAAAGATCAAATGATTTAATTACATTACCATATACTGAAACATCATTTATTTTTAATCCAAATGCATCAAGAACAATCGATGTTAATCCATATAAGATTGGTGCATTCAAAGGAGAAATAGAATTAACACCTGAAGGAGATTTTTGGAAAGAAATAGATCGTCGTCCAGATTTACAAGTCACAGATGATAATGGTTATGATGCAATTAGATTTTTAGCTGAAAAAGCTGGAGTGTTTGGTACACAATGGAATGAGTGGTCATATAACTGGACTGGTTCAACAGATCAAGTAAGAACATATGAATCAGGGAATTCTGGATTTGAAGAAACAATTACAACACAAACTGGAACACAAACAAGAGATGGTATAACTACTTCTTTATCAAATAGTGTTAATTCTGTAAATTATGGAGATAGAGTAGTTGATATTTCATACATACCTTATATTCGTCCAAGACCAGTTTCTTTTATCGCTAGAAATTTAAAACCTGATACTAAATTCTATGCATTTTTTGATAATGCTAGAATTGATGATACAGCAATCATACCAGCTGATGTATTTAAATTAACAAAAGTTGTTGGTGCAGCAGACTTAAATTTTAACGTTCAACAAACTATTCAAACTGTTCTTTCTGATTCATTAGCAAGAACTGATTCTGAAGGAGTATTTCAACCAGCATTCCAATATGGTGATGTATTAAAAAATACATTACCTGCTGCTACAACAGTTCAAACTATTAATCATATTACAAGTGCTAGTGGTGCAACATCATTTACATTAACTGTATCAAGTGCTAATGATATTCGTGCAGGACATCATGTTCATTTATATAATTTTAATAATGTAAGAGTAAATCCAGAAGTTGTTTCAAACTTAATTGAAAACAATGTGACTTCTACAATTGTCACATTAGGAAACAATCACGCAAAACAATTAAATTTAAGAATATTTAAAGTATTAGCAGTTGCTGGAACAACATTAACATTAGGAAATATTAATGGTTCAATTATTGATGCTTTTGATTCTTATACAACAGCTGTATATCCTAATGGTGATGGTGGAAAATTACAAAGATTACAAGCTAGTGCAGTAGCTAACTTTGAAGGAATTTCAACTTCATCAACTGTTCGTAATATTCATATGATTAATATTAAAAATGGATTTGCAATTGGTGATGAATTAACAGGAGAAGTTGATATTGGTTCAGGTGCGAGAAATAGAGTGACGATTACTGAGATTAATAGTGGATCTAATGCTTCAATTGCTCCTACAATGAAAGTATTAGGAAATAGTTTAAGAACTGATAATAATGGTTCAATTTGTGGTGTTTACTTTATACCAGAGAATGCATTTAGAACAGGTGAAAGAACATTTAAACTAATTGATAGTATTACGAACAATGATAAAGATTATGATTCTAAAGGAACAGCATCTTATATAGCTTCAGGTACAACATTAAGTAAAGAAAGAACTATTGTAAATTCAAGAGATGTAAGATTTGTACAAGATAGATTGTTTCAAGAATTGCCAGCAAGACGTACAACTACAACAACTAGACTTCTTTATACTCTTCCACCACCTGCACCAGATAATACAGGAGGTGGCGGTGGAAATGGAGGTGGAGGAGGTGGACACGATCCTGTAGCACAAACGTTTGTTGTATCAGGTAAAGGTGGCATATTTGTTTCTTCTGTTGATTTATATTTTGAAGAAAGAGGATCAAGACCAATTCTTGTTGACTTAAGAGTGACAAATAGTGGCGTCCCTTCTTCACGTATAATACCACTTACAACTGTCACAAAAATGCCAGAAGAAATAAATGAATCTTCAAATGGTTCAGTTGCAACAAATTTTAAATTTTTAGCACCTGTTCATTTACAAGACAATGAAACATATGCTATCGTCGTAAGAACAGATGAACCTGGAGCTAAAATATTTATTTCTGAATTGGGACAGCAAGATTTAATTACAACAAATATTATAACACAACAACCATTAACTGGTTCATTATATCTATCACAAAACGCACAAGAGTATCAAATTAATCCTTTATTGGATATGAAATTTAAATTATATTCTTGTGTATTTAATACAGGTGTTGTTGCTGATGTTGAATTAAAAGCAAACCCACCATTAACATTTAAATTAGATGAAAATCCATTTACATTTACTCCGAATACACCACATGTAAGAGTAAATGCTAGAAATCATGGATTCACATTTAATGATAAAGTAGTTATCACAGGAGTTCCTACAGGAACATATGGTGGTAGTGGTGCGAATGGTGTTCCTCATAGTTTATTAAATGGTTCACACTTGGTATTAGCTGAAGGATTAACAAAAGATTCTTTTATGATACAATTACAAACTACAGATGCAAATGGACAGAGTTTAATTACAGGAACAACAGCAAACTTTGTTAAAAGTAATGTTGGTGGAACAAATGTACTTTGCTCTCGTCAATTGAATGTTGATGCACTTTATTTAAAAACAAATGATTTAATCTTTACAGATACAAGTATTGATTATACAGTAATTGCTTCAGATAAAGATGGTGCGACCACTGATCCTCTTCCATTAATTGCAAATGAAAATTATTTCTTCACAGGAAGAAAAATAGTTAAATCTTATGAAAACCAAACTGTCGTATCAAATACACCATTGTTAAAGAAACCAAGTTTAAGAATAAAAGCAAAATTAAAATCATTTAATGCTAATTTATCTCCTGTAATAGATTTACAAAAAATTGGTTTATTTGTTATATCGAATTCTGTTGATAATTTAACTTCAACAAACTTAAATGTTCCTGGAGTTGATAATAGAGATATATTAGTTAATAACACAATCGTAGATTCTGATACATTTATAACTGGAACAGGAACAATTACATCAGCAACAAACTCAACAACAGTCACTGGTACAGGAACATCATTTGTCACTGAAGGAAGAGTTGGCGATTTCTTAAGAGTTGGTGACACTGCAATTGGAGTAATTGCTTCAATTACGAATAATACAACAATTGTTTTAACAGCAAATGCACTTTCTGCACAAACTACTGCTGCTTATAAAATAGTAGCAAGACCAGTTGTTGAATTATCACACAATGCTAAAGGTAATGGACAATTAGTCACATGGATTGATGCAGCTGATAATTTATTAGCAAATACTCTAATTGGTTCTGAATTGGTTTTAAGTGGCGTTTATGCTAATGCTTTAGATGGAACTTATAAGATTGCAAATGTAGTTGAAGAATTTAATTTAGATCGTTATGCTGGTTCTGCTGATGGTAATAAAGTGACAGTCACACTAGATAGTCCTTTTACAAATATTCCAACATCAAATACTATATTTTTAGATGTTGTTAATGATGTATTAGAATTTAATTTATCAGGATCGCAAACATCAGCAACAAACAGTATTACAATAACATCAACAGCAAATAACACTTCAGTAATATCAGCTGGAGATAAAATTATATCAACTACATTATATGAAGTAGTGACACCAGATGGTGGAACAGCACAAAGATTAGAGAAAAGAGTAATTGGTACTGTTGCTTCAGTAGCTGCAGGTTCAATTACATTAAATGCAAATGCTACAGTAGCTTTAACACAAACTATGGCTGTTCGTAAAACATTAGCAAACTTTAAAATACAACAATATGATGCTTTTGTAGATGATTATGCTCCAACTGGTTCTACAAATTTAGCAAACTATATTACAAGAACATTAGCATTAGCTACTCCTGCTTCAAATATTAAAATATTATTTGATGCTAATGTACCAAATGATACAAATTTAAAATTATACTATCGTTCTTGGAGTGATTCTGTTGATCTAAATAAATTAAAATTTAATGAAATTACTTTACCTATTTCTTCTAAAGACTCATTAGATGTGTTTAGAGAAAGAACAGCTACATTAGAAAATATTACACCATTTCAAAATTTACAAATAAAATTGGTATTTAAATCAACAAATCCAGTTTATGTGCCAAAAGTTAAAAATTTAAGAGTTATTGCATATAGTTAATCATATGAAAACAATTAAAGTTGCAGATCATAGAAATTTTGTTAGAGATCTTAATTCTCAGGCAATAATTAATACAAATGTTTCTGACTATGAAGAATATAAAAAACTAGAAGAAGCAAGTCGTATTCGTGAAACCACTATGGCAAACGAAATAAATAGTCTTAAGAATGATATTTCAGAAATTAAGTCTATTTTAAAACAAATAATAGGAAAATAAACAATGGCAAAACAAGCAGTTGTAGCAACAGTATCACAGGCTAACACGTTCGATCAATGGCGTGTTCAAACTAATTCTGTTATTACAAAAACAAATAACCAAGAAGATTACATTGGCGATCTAGCATTGCTTGATAATGCTCAACCAGATTTGGTTTCTGGAATAAACGAAGCACGTGGATTTTCTTTAGCAATAACAATAGCATTAGGATAAACAAATGGCGAATGTATTTACAAATGGTTTTCAAAGAGATATTGGAACAACACCAATTACAATATATACATGCCCTGCAAATAAGAAGTCAATTTTAATTGAATTAGATGTTTGTAATACAACAAACGCAAATGTTCAAGTTGCTGCTTATATAACTTCAGGTGGTCAGGATTTTCATTTAGTTAAAAATGCTCCGATACCAGCAGGTGGAACACTTCAGGTAATATCTGGGCAAAAAATTGTTTTGAAAAATTCAGAAATTGTAAAAGTTGTTTCTAATACTGCAACATCAGTAGATGTTGTAGCGAGTATTTTAGAAGACGTATAAACAAAAAAATAGTTAAACTTAAATGGCATATATTGGTTCATCAACAGTAATACCTATTACAACTCAAATCCGTCCAAGAGATGAGTTTGTATCGAATGGATTTCAGAAAGAATATTTTCTTTCTCAGGAGATTCCAGGAGGTTTTGAAAGTAATGTATTAGCGATTGTGGATAACGTTCCACAAGAGCCAATTAGTGCATACACAATTAAAGATATTCAAAGATTAACTATTTCAGCTGTAAGTGCAAATACATTAAGAAGTGTCAACCTCGAAAAACCAACATCAAGCCCATATACTGGTGTCACTAATTATTCAGCAAATACTACATTAATTACTGCAGTAAATCAATTACTTAATGGTCAAGCACCATTTGCTGCAAGAGCAAATAACACAATACGTTTAGAACAAAGATTAGTTTCAAATAATAATTTAGTTTCTTCTATGACAATAGATAAAACAGATTCTTTGACCCAACCAACTGCTTTTAATGGTACTTCAGTTTCAGGTATATTTACTTCGAATACAATTAACGAATATGTAATTTTTCATGATGCCACAGCAAATGATTTTCTTGCTTTAACAACAACAGGATTAGTGACAAGAGCAAACACTGGTGCTATTAGTAATATCGATGATAAATTTTATACAGTTTCTTCTTTCAGTAGTGAAATAGAACAACCAAAAGCTGGAGATAAAATTACACAAGCAAGTAGTGGTGCGATAGGATTTGTGGCAAATGCTACATCAAGTTTTGTTGATGTTGTTCTTTCTGGTTCAACTAATTTTACCACACAAGGTAGTGGTGGTGGTGTAGTAAATTATGTAGAAGGAAAAAGTGTAGATTTTAATACTGATACAATTACATATGAAAGTATCATAACTGGTTCTTTTGATGTCACAGCAGTTTCTACAATTAAATTTAGAGGATTACAATTTACTGGATTCCCAAGATCAGGACAAAAAATTCTTATTAACCATTTAGGTGGTAGCAACTTTCAAGTAAATCCAACAGCTGGTAGTGTCACTGATTTAGCATTATCAGATAATTTAAAAACATTTACAGTTGATAAATTTACATCAACACAAGGACAAACAACTTTCACATTATCAAAGAGTCCAGTAAGTGTTCAAAGTATTTTAGTGACAATTAATGGTGTTGTACAAACAGATACAGTTGGTTATACTTTACAAAATCAAAATCAACTTTTATTAAGTGCACCATTGAATGCAGGAATATCTGTTAATGTATTACATTTAGGATTCAGTACAGTTTCTCGTAATTCATTTGTTGATGGAGCAATCACTGCTGCAGCAATTCAAGATTTAGGAATTACTGGTTCAAAAATAGCAAACAATACAATTACAAGCAGCAAACTTGTTGCTGGCTCTGCAATTGCAAATATAGGTTATACACCACACGATCCAACTTCAGTAAGTCAACAAAGTTATACTGGAGGTGTGACATTTAATGCTGCTGTGACATTAGCAAATGGACATCTTGTATTTCCTGGAACAGCAAACCCAGCTACAAATGATAATACTTTAGATGAATATAGAGAGGGTGATTATACACCATCACTTTCAGTCGCTGCAGGTGGTAATTTAAATACACTTACTTATGGTACAAGATTAGGAAAATTTATAAAAATTGGTAGATTATGCAAAGTTTCAGGTTCAATTACAATAACTGCTCTTGGAGCATCGAATGGCAATCTTTTCATAACATTACCATTTAGTACAAACCAAACAGGAAATAGACCAAAAGATTGGGGAACACTGGTAATATCCAATGTTCAGGGAACATTTACAAATCCTATAATCTTTACAGATAATTTTGGATTATCAAATACTGCAGTTTATGTGATGAAAGGTGCAACACAAGCAACAGTGGCAGATTTAACTAGTACATCAGTTTTGGAATTTAGCATAACATATATTACAGAAGTATAAGATTAAAAAATACTAAATAAGGGAATAAAACATATGCCTATTAGCAAAATTCTTTCTAACTCAATCCAAAACGATCTAAAGTTGAAAGGGAAAGCAACAGGATTAGTCGCTGATACATCCGACAATCGCTCGAACACCCCAACAACTGGAGACGTAAGATTTAATACAACTCTTAGAAAGTATGAGTTATACAATGGAGATAAGTGGCAAACAGTTGACCCAAGTGAAATATCAATGGCAATGTCCATAGCATTGGGATAACCTAATAAATTATATTATGAGATTTAAAAGTTCTGATGAATGGGAATGGGAAATAGTTTTTAGTGATCGTAAGAATAACTTTGTTCTACAAAAAGCCACAGGTAGTAAGAATAAAGAGGGGTGGATAGGTATTCCACATATAGAATTATGTACTTTAACAGTACTTAAAGATGGATTGGTTTCAATTAGAGATTGGGACACAAAAAGAGATTTAGGTGTAATGGGTCCAAATTTTAGATTTCATTATACTCATATAATGAAGGGATATACAAATCGAAAAGATTACTTTGGAAATGATCTTCCTTCAGATAAAGAGATACTCGAAACAGCGAGTAAATCACACGTAAGATTGTTGACTATTTCTGAAAAAAGTGTATTTTATTGTATTTCAGACCCATTAAATAAAGTTATTTGGGATGGATATTCAAATATACTTGATAATAATTCGGAAATATTCAAGATAAACAAAAATACATCAAATTATAAGTTTGTCGCACTAGACGAAAACCTAAATATTGATGGTAAAAAGATTGAAAAATATCGTCCGATTGGTCTGGATGTGTATGATAAAGATATAACTTTTACAGGGAAAGGAATGTATCTTATTACTGCACCTCTTGGAATATATAATAAAGATGACAGTCCAGTTCCGAGATATGTAAACGATAATTAATTTTAAAGGAAACACGCAATGGCAAAAAAACTATTATTCACATACGACATTAACACAGCACAAAATGCTATCTTCCTATATGGAAATGTACCATTAGAACGAATTCTATTAATTACTAACGTTGATGCTGGTAAAATTATATACAACTTTGCAGATTCAACTCTTGGATCAACATCTTGCACATATCAACCAGCCATAGATCAAACTAGATTAGTCCTTGCTGCGAATTTTGCTTCACAAAACTTTGGTCCAGTGACTGCAAATACAAGATTACAAATTTTCGTAGAAGAAGAGTTTGCTAGAGTAGGTTTTGAAGAGGCGATGCTTGACCCTGTCAACAAATTGCGTATATCGGCTCCTGAAAACCTTATCGACACTGACTTTGAATATGGATCTCAATCTACAAAATGGGAAACACTTCAATCAGTTTTAAACATTCCTACAATTTATTCTTCTTCAGGAGATCTATCACTTGAAGGACTTGTATCAATTAATACAACAATAGCATCCAAACAAGTTCGTTGTACATTCACAACTGCGCATCAACAAAGTATTGGTAATCCGATTGTGATTCAAGGTGTTAGTGATATTACTTGTGAAGGAGCATTCCTTGTCACAGGTGTAATTAGTTCTACGGAATTTTTCTATGAAATAGATCAACCAGCAATTGTGACTCAAAACGTTGCTGGATCTTACACTTCGATTGTTCCTGCTAAATTTTTTGAAGGATCAAATTTAATTTTAGATCCAAATGCATTTGATCCAAACACAGGAGCAGCAATTAATCCTATTGCTACTGATGGTGCTACTCCTTCTGTTTTAACTGTTAGAACACTTGAACCACATGGTCTTAAGGTAAATACAAAACTTTATTTACGTCAAACGATTGGTCCAAAAGTTTTATCAATTACTGATCCAACAGGAACTGCTCCAGATGGACGTCCTTTTATTGATTCATCTCCAACAATTACTATCACAAACAATGTCAATGCTTCTACTTCAACTGCAGCAGCAGAATTTAAATATGATCGCCCTGTCACCACTTGGGATTGGGAAACAACTTATTTCAAATATCTACAATCAGCAGATGTAAACGCAGCAGCAGATGAAATTACTTGGAATGCTCACGGATTATCAGCAAATGCTGCATTACTTTTCAATACACAGGTTCGTGGTGATGATACCACACCAGCTACTAATGGTGGAATGGAAGATGGTAGAGTCTATTATGCTAAAATCGTAGATGCTAATACAATTCAATTATGTACAGATTATGGTACACTTGCTTCAGTCGTAAATCTTTCAGCAATCAGCACAACAAGAGGATTTCCTAGACTTGGATTAGTTTATAAAATTGAACAAAGAAGTGATGGAAATTTATTTACTGCATTTTTCTCTCGAAATGTGACCACAGGTGCAACAGGACAGTTTAATATTGGTAATATTAACAATACTAACACAAACTCATTCACTTGGAACGTTCAAAGTATAATGGGCGCAAGCAGAATTCCTACAAGAATGGTAATTACGCAATTAAACTTCTCTGGAGCAAACACTAATAGTAGTCCGATTAACATTACTTACATAGCACAAAATTATTTAAATGCAGGATCAAGCAATATAACTTATTCTCTTGGTGCTAAAGGTGCATCTCCTGGAACTGAATTTCCAAATACAGATGTGACAAGATGTTTATTCCTTTCTTCTGGTAGTTATTTTATTAACGTTCAATATCAATTTGGTGCAATCAACAGAGATAAATTCGGAAACCCAACTTCTAGCTATAACGTTGTTTGGACTGGATCTTTAGATCACGTGCCTACTGCTTTAAACACAGCACATTCAGGATCAGATTTAGCAGGAGAATCATTTGGTAAAGGAACAACAGCTGGAAACAAAATAATTGGATTCCAAGGTGTTGCAAATAATGGTACTTCAGTTAATGGTGCACTTGATCCATTTACTCATCAAGCAAATACAAGAAATAATGGAAGATATGGAACAGGTATCATTCCTTATAATTTCCAAGCAACATCAACAACTACATTAGGATCAATAGCAATAAACTTCCCACAAGCTGGAAATGCAAACTATGGAACAACTTCTGAAATATTTGTTAGCTTTGCGAATGAATTAACAGCTTTAAGAAATACTTTCTATATTCCATCTCATGGAATAACTGAAAATGAAACTTGTACAATTAATATTACAGGTGCAGGACTTTCAACTACAAACAGATTTGCTTTTTGCAATTCTTCATCAACTGTAGTTCCTTATAACTTGACATCATTTCAAGTGACAGCTAACGTAGTTAATTCAAATTATATTAGATTTACAAGTAAAACTTCACCATTCACGAATGACGTTGCTGCATTCCCAGTAGAATTCAACGTTCAAAATAATAAAACTAACACATTGTATAATACAATCTTTATACAAAACCATAAAGTTTCAGGAACAACTAATGCAGTTTATTCAACTGCAGGAACAGTAATTGGTGGTTTGACAAATAATACTACTTTTCAATTACAATTCGTAAATGACTCTCGTTTATTACTTAAACAAGCAGGTCAAGTAGGTGCTGGATCAGCTACAACAGCAGCATTTGGATCAACTTCAAATGCGCAAAACCAATCATTTACAGTAAACTTTGAAACACCACTTGGTTCAGTTCCAACGAATGCAGTAGTGACGATGGTTCAACATCGTGGAAGACTTTCAACAGCTTCTCGTTTCGTATCACTGAAATTTGCTGATAATATAAATTATAATATTGGTGCAGTAAATGGACAAGATACATCTACATTTCAAAATGAACCAACTTGGGTTCCAAAGAATGTTTCTTCATTCTTAACTGGTTCTCCAGTAGGTGTTGTAGTGACTGCATCACCAACAGCTGGTGTTAATAGAGCAGTTCCAGGAATGTCAAACTGGTGGGAATTACGATTTTTAATTTCAACTCAATTAGGTGAAATAGTTTTAACTTCTTCTGGTTCAGGAACTCAAGTGTTTACAATTACATCTCAAGATGGTGCTTATGATGGAATATATCCTATTGCTTCAGTGCCAACAAATGATTCATTTACACTAGCATTACCATTCTTAGTTCCAGCGAGAACTTATACTTTCAATTCAAGATCAACTTCGAATAGTGGTAATGTAGATTCTACAGCTGATACAATTGTATTAGGTACAGCAAACCCTTATAATCCTACAAACTTCTTTCCAGGAGAATTAGTATCATATGCTCAAGGAGCAGGAAATACAGATATTATTAATGATGTTTCTGTAGATAATGCGGAAGTATATGTAATTCCAGTTAGTGAATTCGTAATATCACTTTCAAACTCTTATGTTTCAGCGATTGCAGGACAAGTAATACAATTAACACCAACAGGTGCGTCACAAACTCAAACAATTAGTTCACATAATATATTGAAGACATCAAAACAGACTGGATCTGTTTCTGGTACTATTAATGGACGTGTATTAACTGGTACAGGAACTGCTTTCTTAAGTAAATTTAAGAGATTTGATTCAATATTCATTTATATTGGAAGTTCATTGAAAGAATTTATAGTTGATAGAATTACTTCAGATACTGAATTAACAGTTGATCCAGGTCGACCAGCATTCCCTGCAACATTTTCTGCAGCGACTTTTTCTACATTAACAACAATCAATTTAAGACCAGATGGTTTCTCATTACATAAATCATTTGATGGTGGTATAGATATCACTGCTGGTACTTCACCAAACAGTAAGATTGTTCGTCAATCTCGTAAGTATTTTAGATATCAGTCAGGAAAAGGTATTCAAAATTCATTCGCGATTAACTTTTCACCTTTTAAAACTTTACAAAAGCTTGAATATGAAGCACTTACAGTAGGTGGTGCGACTGTACATACTATTAAAGCAGTTTGTCAAGAACCACACAATTTATCTGTAGGAAATGTTATACTTATTGATAAAGCTGTTGTCACAGTTGGAAATAACGTTTACAATGGTACTTTCCCTGTGTCTCATGTTATAGATTTGAAATCATTTAGATATGTTATAGGATCTGCTCCAACTCAACAATCAGCAGCAGGATTCCCAGAATATGCAAGAGATACATGGTCTCAATCTTTTGTTCGTGCAGGTATGTTTGACGATGCAAACGGATTCTTCTTTGAATATGATGGACAATATCTATATGTTGTAAGAAGATCTTCTACCTTACAGTTATCTGGAACATGTAATGCTACCAAAAACTCACAAGTAATTACTGGAAATAATACATCATTCCAATCACAGTTAATTATTGGCGATCATATACAAGTTAGAGGACAAGTATATCGTGTTATCGATATTTCATCTGATACTCGTATTGTAGTACAACCACCATATCGTGGAATTACTGCTACAGGTATTAAAACAACAATTCGTGAGGATGTTAAAGTAAAACAAGAATTCTGGAATATAGATCCTTGTGATGGAACTGGTCCAAATGGATACGTATTTGATATTCATAAAATTCAAATGTGTTATGCTGACTATTCTTGGTATGGTGCTGGTAAAATAAGATTTGGTACAAAAGATGCCAAAGGACATATTCATTATCACCATGAGTTTGTACACAACAATAAATTAAATGAATCATATTTACGTTCAGGAAATTTACCTGCAAGATATGAAATTGAAAATGGAGATGTTCCGACTTCTGCACCAACATTATTCCACTTTGGTACATCAGTTATAATGGATGGTACATTTGATGATGACGATGCTTACTTATTCACATCACAATCAAAACCATTCGTATTAACTGGAACAACAGCAACACAAACTGCAACATCGACTGCAGTTAGTGAATTCAGAGAAATTACATTAAACGCAAGACGTGTGTTTGTGTATTCTTTCCAATGTTCAGAAGCTGATGCTAATAAATGTCAAGTGGGAATGTTAATTAAAGATGCTACAGGAAATATTCCTGATGGATCTTTCGTTGCGCAGGTTCAAAAAGCAGGTGCTAATTCAAGAGTGTTTACATCTTTCCCTGCTCTAGCATCAGTTCCTTCAAATCCACAAATAGCAAGTGGAACAGTATTTACTGTTGGTGAAAACGCATTTGGTAATGGAGCAATTGACTTAACACGTCCAATTCCATTAGTTTCTGTTCGTTTAGCACCAGCTGTTGACTCTGGTATAACAGGCTCTGTTGGTGAAAGAGAAATTATCAATCGTATGCAAATGAAATTAAACAGTGGTGGTGTGACTGCGAATAAAGACTTAAACGTATTCTTTATTCTAAACGGAAATCCATCTAAATTAACTTTTGAGAAGAATCCTTCTCCATCATTATCAAATACTATTTCTCACGATACAGGAGATATTATTAAAGATGGTACAGTTATATTCTCATCAAAAGCTTCTCCTGGAACAACTTCATTTGATATATCAGGTTTGATCGATTTAGGTAATTCGATTCTCGGAGGAGATTCAGTTTATCCAAATGGTCCAGACTTAATCACGCTTGCGATACAGCCTACTGATACATCACAAATTACATCGGCATCACCTTTGGTTGTGACAGGTAAACTATCTTGGTCTGAATCTCAAGCTTAAGAAGAAAGTAAAACTTCTATGGCATATTTGGGAAGAGATCCAATTCACGGCAGTTCGCAAGTGCAAGTATTTGCACCGAATGGAGTCGCAACAACATTTTCTTTAGACTTTTCAATAGGGTCAACAGGAAGCATTCTTTTAATTAAGAATGGTGTTGTACAACAGCCAAATATAGATTTCACATTACTTGGTGGGGGTTCAAGCATTTCAATAGCAGGTGCTCCCATTAATGCTGGTGTAAGTTTATATTGCATTTATCTTTCTACTCAATATCTTCAAAATACATTACCTGATAATTCAATATCAGCTGATAAACTTTCATCATCCATACGTGGTAAATTTCCAAGTGATGTAATTGTGCCAGCAATTGGTTCAACTTCTTTAAGTTATGGTGTTGGTAAATTCTTTATATTAGGAAATGATACATCTTATACACTTACATTACCATCAGCACCAGCGATTGGTGATATGTTTTGGCTAACAAGACCAGTAAGTAATGCAATTAATGCGATTACAGTTTCTATTAATACAAATGGAAATAATATATCTTCTGGTGATACAAATGCAGCATTAAATGTATTAAATGGTGCTTCCGTCAGTGTTTTACTTGATAAACTTGCGAGCACAGACTCAAGAAGAACAAGATGGTTTGTTTATGTAGGCACAGTTGCGAGTGAAAATATAGGTTGGTTTATGTATAGGGTTGATGCTTTTTAAAGTATATAATTAATAAATAGGAATAGAAATTTATGGCACAAATTACCGACTTATTTGTAGATCAAGGAAGTGATTGGTCTGCCATATTAACATTTTCGAATGTTGATGGAACAGCAAGAGATTTTACAAATTGCACTGTTGCAGGACAATTAAGAAAAGGGTATGGTTCTTCAACATTTACTGCAATAACGACTACTTTTCCTGCTCCAGTGACTAGTGGTAAAATAAAATTAGCATTAGGAAATGCTACAACAGCAGCATTAAAAGCTGGTAGATATGTTTATGATGTTGAAGTTGTTGATTCACAGGGTTTAAAAAGTAGAGTCGTAGAAGGAATTATAACTTTAACACCAGAGGTCACAAAATAATGGCAGATTTAGTAGTCACAGTAGATTCGCAAGGGAGTACAATTACACCAAGTAATACTACTTTAACAACTTCGAATACAACTGCTGGAATTAGTACTACAGCAATTACTACAGTTGGAATACAAGGTGCATCAGGTGCAGCAGTTCCAATATCTGAAAATGTTCAAGTCGATGTGATTACTGAAGGATTAAATAATGGTTCAGTTTTAGTTTATAAAACGAACACATCTAAATGGACAGCTACAAAAAACTTAAATTTACAAAATGTAGATAGTGGAGAATATTAAATTAGGAGAAAATAAAAAATGGCATCAATAATAAGAATTAAACGTTCCAGTACTTCGGGCAATCCCCAGACACTGGCAGCAGGAGAATTAGCATATTCTTCACTTTCAGGTTTACAGAATAATGGTGGTGATCGTCTATACGTTGGTATAGGTGCAGAAACATCAGGAAATGCTGCAAATCATTTTGTAGTCGGTGGTAAATATTTCACTGATATGTTGGATCATGTACAAGGTACATTAACAGCAGATTCAGCAATTGTCACAGACGCAAATTCTAAAATAAACAATTTAAAAGTAGATAATCTAGATCTAGATGGAAATACAATTACTTCAACAGATGCCAATGGAAATATTGTATTAGATCCTAATGGAACTGGTTATGTATCAATCACTGGAACAAATGGTCTTGTTATTCCAGTAGGAACAACTGCACAACGTTCACCAAACGTTCAAGGAACAATTCGATACAATACTGATACTTCTTCATTCGAAGGATATTCAGGTGCAACTTGGGGATCACTTGGTGGTGTTAAATCTGTAGATGGTTTAACATTTATTAGTGCTGAATCTACTCCAGGAGCATCAAACGATACACTTTCTTTCGTCACAGATAATGTTGAAAGAATGTCTCTTGATACTGATAGTTTAGATATTGCAAGTACAATTACAACAGTAAATATTAACGCAACTACAGCTTCTTCAAACACTACAACTGGTTCATTAGTTGTTGATGGTGGCGTTGGTATAGCTGGAAATTTAAATGTTGGTGGCACTGTAAGTATGGGTGCAGCATCATTTACATCTATCAATAATACACCAATTGGAAATGCTACACCAAGCACTGGTGCATTTACACAAGTAGATACTGATAATATTCGCATTAATGATAATACAATTAGTTCTACTAATGCAAATGGCGATATTATTCTAGCACCAAATGGTACTGGTGATGTACTTTTAGACGCTGATACAGTTAGAATCGGTGATGGTAATTCTACAGCTACTTTTACTTCAAATGGACAAGGAAATTTAGTTTTAAATACTGATGGTGGTGCTAGTTCTGGGTCAATTACGATTGCACATAGTGCTAATGGTGATATTACTCTAGCACCAAATGGTACTGGTAAAACAGTTTTAAATAATGTTTTTATCAATGGTACATCAGATTCTCTTGCTGAATTTATTTACGATACAGTCGGCGGAGCAACTACTGGTGGAACTGGTATTACAGTCACAAATAACGATGCTGGTAATTCTTCTACAATTGCTATTACAAATACAACTGTCACTGCTGGTTCTTATGGTTCATCCACAGAAATCCCTACATTTACTGTAAACGCACAAGGACAATTAACTGCTGCTGGTACAGCAAGCGTTGCATCTACATTAAATATTACTGCTGATACAGGAACAAATGATGCTGTTGCTCTTTTAAGTGAAACATTAAACATTGCTGGTGGTGAAGGAATTGATACAGTTGTATCAAATAATACAATTACGATTGCTGGAGAAGATGCTTCAACAACAAATAAAGGTATTGCTTCATTTGACACAAGCAATTTTACTGTCACATCAGGTGCAGTCTCTACAAAAAATATTACATTAGGATCTTCAACACTAACAAATGGTTCAACAACAACTTCAATAGCTGGATTATTACAATTAGATGTTGATAATATTCAAATTGATGGAAATTCAATTCTTTCAACAAATGCTAATGGTGGAATTACACTTGATCCGAATGGAACAGGACATATTTCTGCGAGCAATGCATTAATTAAAGACGTTGCGAGTCCAGTTGATGGAAACGATGCTGCAAATAAAGCATATGTTGATGCAGTTGCTGAAGGATTACATGTTCATGCATCAGTAAAAGCTGCAACAGTAGCAAATTTAGTTGGTACATATAACAATAATGCTGGCACTTATACACTTTCAGCTGCATTAAATACACTTGATGGTTATTCATTAGTTAATGGTGATCGTATTTTAATTAAAGATCAAACAAATGCTTTTGAAAATGGTATATACGTTCGTACATCAAGCACAGTATTTACTCGTGCTGTAGATTTTAATTCAGTTGCTGAAATTTCTTCAGGTGATTTCTTATTTGTGACAAATGGAACAATTAATGGAAACACTGGTTGGGTGCAAACTATACCAATGGTGACAATAGGTGTCACATCAATTCTTTTTAATCAATTTGCTGGTGTTGGTACATATATTGCTGGAGCTGGATTATTATTTACTGGAAACGTTCTTGATATAGTATTAAAATCAGATGGTGGATTAGAAATTGTTTCAGATGAATTAGGTTTAAAATCATCAACAGCTGGAGATGGTTTAACGTTTTCTGCAGGTGTTTTAAACGTTGGTGGTACAGCAGATAGAATTTCTGTCTCTGCTGATAGTATTGATATTGCTGCAACTTATGTTGGACAAAGTACAATCACAACATTAGGTACAATCGCAACTGGTACTTGGAATGGTTCAACGATTGCTGCAATTTATGGTGGAACAGGACAAAGCACATATGCAATTGGTGATATATTAGTTGGTGCTGCAGCAAACACTTTAAATAAATTAACATTAGGTGGTTCAGGAACAGTTTTACAATCTAATGGAACGACTTTGGTTTATGGCGATGTGGACGGAGGTACATATTAATTTCTAGATTATCTTTCGTTATTAAAAATTAACAAGGAGATAATTAAGATGCCTAAAAAAAAGAAAGCAGAAAGTCTTTCTGATATTCTTGATAGAATTGATGAAGATTTAATGAGTGTTAGAGAAAAAATTGAAGAATTAGAAGATCACGAATGTGACTCGGATGATGAGGATCTAGATGATGAAGATTTAGATTCAGATGACGACGATAGCGAAGAATAAAGAATAAAATACAAAGGCGAAGATCTTAATCGGTCTTCGCCTAATAAACAGGATAAATATTAATGGCAACAATAATTAAAATTAAAGGTTCATCAGTACCAAATCAAGCACCAGTAGCCAATGATTTATCTTTTAAAGAATTAGCGTTAAATTACGCAGATGGAAAACTTTATTTTAAGAATGCTGCTGGACAAATAGCTTATTTCTCATCAGACAGTGGTAGTCAACTTGGACAAGATGATGAGTTATTAAATCAGTTAGCATATGCAATTAAATTTGGTATATTTCCTCTTTCAGATTATGGAAATGTTTCAGATTCAACAACTGATGCATTTGGTCAAATCATAGCATTTACATATGATAATCAAGCAGCAGAGGGTTTAAGAATAGTAGATAACGAAGGATTAGTATAAAATGCCAACACAATTACAATTACGAAGAGGGACTACAGTTCAACATAACACATTTACAGGTGCTGTTGGAGAAGTCACTGTTAATACGACAAAGAAAACAGCAGTCGTTCATGATGGAAGTACAGCAGGTGGTCTTGAATTACTTCGTGCTGATATGTCAAACGTTTTTGCTGCAGCAACTCCATCAATAACTTCTTTAACTACATCAGGAAACGTAGATGTGGGTGGTAATTTAACTGTCACTGGTACAACTACATTTAATGGCGGTACAATCACTATGGGTGATGCTGATACTGATAATGTTGTATTTGGTGCTGATGTAAATTCAAATATTCTTCCAAACACAGATAACACTTATTCATTAGGAAATTCTTCAAAGAAATGGTCTGATGTAAGAACAGTATTACTTACAACTACAGGTGCTGCTTCATTAGGAAGCACTCTTGATGTCACAGGAAATGTTGCAGTTAATACAAATAAATTTACAGTTAATGCTACAACTGGAGACACTGTTGTTGCTGGCGATTTATCCATAGGTGGTGGTGATATTACTGTTCCTGCAGGAAATTTAAGAATCACAACTCCCGCAATTGGCACGCAATTAATACTAAATTCAAATGGAAGCGGAGTTGACATTGGAAATGCGTTTGGATCAGGTATAATAGTTGTTCGCGACTTTACAACCTTTTTTAAATCTATTGAAATAGTAGGACAAAGTTTAAGTACTAACCAAACTACATTTAATTTATTAAACACAAATGCAACTACTCTAAACGTAGGTGGTGCTGCTACAACTTTAAATCTTGGTGCTGCATCAGGTACTACGACAGTTGGTAATAATTTAACAGTCACAGGAAATTTAACTGTAAATGGTGCAACGACTACAGTTAATTCTACAACACTTACAGTAGATGATAAAAATATAGAATTAGCTTCAACTGCATCACCATCGGATGTTTTAGCAGATGGTGCTGGTATAACAATTAAAGGAACAACTGATAAAACATTTAATTGGGTTGATGCAACAGATGCATTTACATCAAGTGAAAATTTAGAAACTGCTGCAGGAAAAACAGTCGCATTAAGTGGTTCAACTTCAGGCAAAACAACATTAAACGTTTTAGCAACTGCAAGTGGAACATTAACTTTACCATCAGCAACAGATACACTAGTTGGAAAAGCAACTACTGACACTCTTACAAATAAATCAATAAGTTTAACTACTAATACAATCAGTGGCACATTAGCTGAATTCAATACAGCATTATCTGATGATAATTTTGTTTCATTAACTGGAGCAGAAACACTAACAAATAAAACACTAACATCTCCAATAATTTCTAGCATCTCTAATACTGGAACATTAACTTTACCTACTTCCACAGATACATTAGTTGGTCGTGATACAACAGATACATTAACAAATAAAACATTAACTGAACCTAAATTTGTGAATGGTGGATTTATTGCAGATGATACAGGTAATGAGCAAATTAAATTTACTAAAACAGCTTCAGCAGTAAATGAATTAACAGTTTCAAACGCAGCAACAACAAATAGACCTTCTATTGAAGCTACAGGAGATGACACAAACATTGGAATTAGTATAACACCAAAAGGTACTGGGACAATTGTTGTAGGAAATTCAATTATACCATCAGCTAATGCTACAATGGATTTAGGATCTGCTTCAAATAAATTTAGAGATTTATATTTACATAACTCTTCATTCTTTATGGGAACTACAAAAGTGACAATGCATGCAGATGGTTATCTAGTATTTAATAACAATTCTGGTGGTGGATATCCTGCAGGATCTAACGTGTCAGTTGCTACAGCTACAAATGGGGTTGCTCCAACTACAAGCACTACTGCAGCATTAGCAATTGCTCTTGGAGGTTAATCATGCCTGTCTCTACAAGAGAAGGACTTAAAGAATATGCACTTAAAAAATTAGGTGCACCAGTAGTTGAAATTAATGTTGACGATGGTCAATTAGAAGATCGTATTGATGAAGCATTAGAGTATTTTACAGTTTATCATTGGGATGGTACTGAAAGAGTATATGTTTCTCATCAAGTACAAAATGCTGATATACAAAATAAGTATATTCCTGTTTCTGATAATATTTATGGTGTAAATAGAGTATTTGCGATTTTTGCTGGTTCATCAACAAGTAAAAATATTTTTGATTTACAATATCAGTTAAGATTAAATGATTTGTATGATTTAACATCAACATCAATTGTATATTATACAACTGTAATGAATCATTTACAATTGCTTGATACTATTTTAAATGGTAAACCTTTGTATCGTTTTAATCGTTTAACAAATAGATTAAATATTGATATTAAGTGGGGAACTGCTGTTAAAGCTAATGATTATATAATATATGATGGATATAGATCTATCAATCCTAACACATTTACTAAAATTTGGGATGATCAATGGTTAAAGAAATATACGACTGCTCTTTTTAAAGTGCAATGGGGAACTAATCTTAAAAAGTTTTCAGGATTAGAACTTCCTGGAGGAGTGACTCTTGATGGTGATAAACTTTATGCTGAAGGTATTGAAGAAAAAACAAAACTTGAAGAAGAATTATCAGGAAAGAATGCACCTTTAGAATTCATGGTAGGATAAACATATGAGTAGAAATGTTTATTTTTCTAATGGTACTGCGAGTGAACAAAATCTTATAGAAGATTTAATTATTGAAAGTTTAGGAATTTACGCACAAACTGTTTATTATATTCCAAGAAAATATGTAAACAAAGACCAGATATTAGGTGAAGATACATTAAGCACTTTTAATCATGCATATCCAGTTGAAATGTATTTTGAAAATGTAAAAGATTATGAGGGTGCGGGACCATTTGTAAGTAAATTTGGTTTAATGATTGAGTCATCTGCTACATTAGTTGTAGCAAGAAGAAGATGGAATCAACTTGTTGGATCATACGGAAACACAATATTAACAAATCGTCCAGTTGAAGGAGATTTAATTTACTTTCCTTTAACAAAAAGTTTATTTGAAATAAGATATGTAAAAGATAAAGATCCTTTTTATCAATTAGGAAAACTTTATGTTTATAAATTACAAATTGAATTATTTCAATATGCTTCTGAAAAAATTGACACAGGTGTACCTGAAATTGATGTATTTGAACCTTTAAAAACGTTTAATACAGATCCTAATCGTAATGAAGTTATGTATGTTAATAGCATAACCTTTACAAATGTGGGAGCAGGTTATAATACAGCACCAACAATTACATTTAGTGGTGGCAATCCAAGCACAGTCGCTACAGCTACTTGTACTATAACAAATGGTAAAATAACTGGTGCTACAATTACAAATGTAGGAAATGGATATAAGAGTGTTCCTTCAGTAGTAATTAGTGCTCCACCAGCTGGTGGAACACAAGCAGTTGCAACTTGTACCATTAATATGAATATTGATAAACAAGGTGGATTTGCTGATAACGTTTCAATTAAAGTTGAAAGAGATTCAAATAATAATAAAGTAGCTTGGTCTGAAAATAATCCATTTGGAGAATTTTAATGTTAAATAAACCTCCATATTATCATGAGACTATAAGAAATTGTATTATAGGATTTGCTAAGATATTTTCTGATTTAAAAATTGAAAGAAAGAAAGCAAACGGAACAGTAGAGCAAACAATTTTAATTCCAATTGCTTATGCACCAAAAGAGAAGTGGATTCAAAGAATAGAACAAGATCCTACTCTTGATAAACAAGTAATGGTGACATTACCAAGACTTTCTTTTGAAATGACTGGTATTAGTTTAGATGCGACAAGAAAAGTTTCTCGTACATCATCTATAACAAAGAATAAATTTGGAGTAAATACAACAAATAAAGTTTTTGCTCCAGTACCATATAATTTAGATGTAAGTTTATATTGTATATCAAAAACTACAGAAGATGGTTTACAAATAATAGAACAAATTTTACCTTATTTTACACCAGACTTCACAATGAGTATTCAATCAATGAAAACTCCATTGGATATAGTGAGTGATGTACCGATAACACTTCAAAGTGTCACATTTACTGATGAATATGATGGTTCATTTGATACTAGAAGATTTGTGACTTGGACATTAGCATTCCAATTAAAGATAAATCTTTTTGGATATGTAAATCCAGATGGTAAAATTATTTCAAAAGTGATTGTAGATATAGGCAATCCTGATGAACAGTTTACAGTAATTGGCAACCTAAATACAGGTGGAATTACAAGTGAAACGTGGGAACAAATATTTAAAACATCACAATTTGATATTAAATAAAGGAAAATAAAATATGGCAAAACAAACAGTAAACGTTGGAGCATCACCAAACGATGGTACAGGTAATACCTTACGTGATGGTGGCGTAAAGATCAACTCTAATTTTACAGAACTTTATGATGGTCTTGGAGGAAACACAATTAGACTTGCTATTCCTGCTGGTGCTATTACTAATGGTTCTACACTAAAATTTGATGGAACAAATTTTGTTCCAAATACAGATATTGACACAAATACTACTTATGCAATCAGTGCTGAGACTGTAGCGAGTGGTGCAAAACTTCGTCTATCAGGTTCAGATGCAACTACTGATGATGTATCTATCTTATCTGCAAATGCTGGTTTAACAATTACTCGTACAGATGCGAGCACAATTACTGTCACCAACAATAACGCAACACCTATAACATACTCTATCGATGTTGCAGCTATTCAAGCTGGTGCAAGAGATTTACAATTAACTGGATCAAATGCTTCACTTTCTACTGTAAGAATAATTGCTGGAACAGGTTTAACAATTTCTAACCCAACAAGCAATGCAGTTGAATTAACTGCGTTAGTTCAATCAGTAAATGGTTCAACAGGAGCAATTGAGACAAGAAGAACTTATATATTAGGTGGTGCAGGAACCACAGATTATACAGTCACTGGTCCAGGATTACTAACAGCTGGTGAAGGAGATCCAGACATTATTGCTCAAAGAGGTGAAACGATTCGTATAACAAATACAAGATCAGGTCAAATAGTTGAAGTTTTAACTGCAGCAAACGCAATACCTGCAGGTGATTATATTTCATCAACGAATGCAACTGCGAATATAGCAGATCAAAACCAAACTATTACATTTAAAATTCCTATGACTGCAGCAACTGGAAATTCATTTAAATATCGTAGTCAGACTAATCCAGCAACAATGTTAGGAAACATAGTAGTTATTTAATCATAAGGTGGTGGCGAATGCCAAGCAATTTTTATAATGCAAATGCTGCTTTAAAAGCAGTTGGTGTTAAGATAAAATTTACAAAGCAAGAGGTTCAAGAGTACCTCAAATGTAAAGAAGATCCTATTTACTTTATTGAAAATTATTGTAAAATAGTTTCATTAGATTTAGGATTAATTCCTTTTGCTTTATACGATTGTCAAAAAGAAAAAGTTAAGATTATAATGAACAATCGTAAAGTGATATTAATGGAGGGAAGACAGCAAGGAAAAACAATTACATCTGCTGCTTGTATTCTTCATTATACACTTTTTACTGATAATGTCACAGTTGCTATTCTTGCGAATAAACAAAGTACTGCAAGAGAAGTTTTAGATCGTTATCAGTTAATGTATGAAAATTTACCAATTTGGCTTCAACAAGGTGTTGTCGTTTGGAATAAAGGTGATATAGAATTAGAAAATGGAAGTAAAGTATTTTCATCTGCAACCACAGCAAGTGCGATACGTGGTAAGTCAGTTAATTGGCTATATGTAGATGAAGCTGCAATTATACCAAACCAAATTGCAGATGAGTTTTTTACTTCAGTTTATCCTACAATTATGGCAGGAGAAACTACAAAGATATTATTAAGTTCTACACCTTTGGGATATAATCATTTTTGGAAATTTTGGAATGATTCAGTAAATAATAAAAATGGATTTACAAATCTTTTCATTCCATATAATAGAATTCCTGGAAGAGATAAAGTTTGGGCTGAAGCACAAAGAAGATTACTTGGAGATGTAAAATTTAATCAAGAAATTCTTTGTGAGTTTTTAGGAAGTACACTTACATTAATTAATGGTGAAACATTAAGAACACTTTCGCCAAAACCATATATCTATTCTAAAGATGGATTAGATATATTAGAAGCAGTAAACCCTAAAAACAAATATGTTATAGTGGTTGATGTAAGTAGAGGTAGTGGAAGAGATTATAGTGCATTTACTATATTTGATATAACTGAATTGCCATATAAAGTAGTTGGCAAGTATCGTTCAAATATGATTAGTCCTTTATTGTATCCAACAATAATTGATAAAATTGGTAAACAATATAATAAAGCATTCGTTCTTGTTGAGATTAATAGTGGTGAAACAGTTCCATATATTTTACATAATGAATTAGAATATGAAAATATTGTTTTTGTAACAAGAGATAAAACTGGTCAAAAGATTTCTAGTGGATTTGGAAATACATCAAATACACTAGGTGTGACAACTGATGTAGCAGTAAAACGCAAAGGTTGTTCCACATTAAAAGCAATGATTGAAAATAATAGTTTATTAATTTTTGATTCAACTATTATTAATGAGTTAAGCACCTTTATCAGTAAAAATGGTTATTATTCGGCTGATGAAGGATACAATGATGATTTGGTAATGACTTGTGTACTTTTTGCTTGGTTTACAGGAGATCCTTATTTTAGGGAAATTACCGATGTAAACATAAGAAAAGAGTTATATAAGCAACAAATAAAAGAAATAGAAGAAGAATTGACTCCTTTCGGTGTCATTAATGATGGTATAGAAAGAGATAACAATCCTTCAAATTTTTGAAAAAACTAAATAAGTAAGAGAAAAAGCGTATTTATTCAAAAATATGCGAATAACGTAAATAGGAGAGAGCAAGATGGCATTCCAATTAAGTCCAGGAGTAGTTGTCACAGAAAAAGACTTCACGAGTATAGTTCCTAATGTAGCCACAAGTGCAGGTGCATTTGTAGGTAAGTTTGCATGGGGACCAATCGAAGATCCTGTACAAATTACATCAGAAAACGAATTAGTAGAAAGATTTGCTGGTCCAAATGATTCTAACTTTGAATCATTTTTCACTGCAGCTAACTTTTTATCATACTCGAATAATCTATTTGTTGTCCGTGGAAATGGTTCAACCGATAGAAATGCAGTAATATCTGGAACTGCAGTTAAAATTAAAAATTCACAAGATTATCTAACTTCATATTCAGCAGGTCAAGGAACAGTAGGTTCTTTTGCTGCTAAATGGGCAGGTTCATTAGGTAATTCCTTAAAAGTATCATTAGTCGATAAATCAACTTTTTCAGGTTGGACATACGAATCAA